GGGTGCTGGATACGTGGTACACGGTCACCATTCGGGCGGCCGGGACGACGTTGAGCTACGACCAAGACGGGCGTAAGCGGATCGCGTGCGACTACATGGCACGGAGCCACACGGGTACGTTCGCGCTGCAGAACACGGGCGATGAATCGGACTGGTGGCTCGGCGCGGGCGGCGGGAGCGGCCACGACCTGCCGACGCTCTACCGTAAGCGGACCGGGACGTGTACCCGCACGACCGCGATTGCGCTCTCGGCGCTCCTGCGATCGTTGGACACGGTACACGTGCTCTACGACAGGTCGGAAGATAGCGACGGTGTGGTGGAGGGCGGCGTCTCGCTGGAATACAAGCTCAACGGCGGCGAATGGACCGCAGTCCCCGACGGCGGCGACCTCAGCGGCATCGGCGCGGCGAGCGGCGACCTGCTCTACTTCCGTATCACCCTGACGAACGCGGCAGACCACACGGCGCGGCCGCGTGTCGCGGGGCTCATCGTCACTGCAACGTGGGGCTACACGTGCGCGACCCCGACGGACGGGGAGATCATGCTGGCGCTCAAGGAAGCGTTGGATGCCGACGGCACTCTCACAGCAATCGACGGCTGGAACAGTGAGCAGGGCGCGGTGATCTGCCGTGAGTCATTCTTCCCGCCGCTCGAGGGCACGGTGTCTGTGTACATCCTGTCGCAAGGCATGATGAACGAACTCATCGGGCGCGGTGTGGGGACCGGGAGCGAAGACTACGGAGCGCAGCGTGTCAGCCGCGTGTACGGGCTCATGTGCGCGTGCCGGTGGCACAGCGCGACCATGATCGAGGACGGGCTGACCGCGACCGATGGCTTGTCGGACATCGAACGTGCGGTGGAGAACCTCATCAGGTGCAATACGCTCGGGGGGATCGCGCAGCGCCGCGAACTGACGAACGGCGGCCCCTACGACATCCCGCCGGGCGAGGGCGACCGTGACCACGGGTTCCACGGCACGCTGCTTGTGCTCGAAATGTTCATTGGGATCGAGTTGACGTAGGAAGGGGGGTGCTGTGACTGCACGGAAAAAGAAGTATTCCAAGCGTCGCCTCACCCGCCCGCCGTCGCCGATGGACGTGGTGCGGGCGCGTGAAGGCCACGGGCCGCTCGCGGGCCGCATCCCGATGGAGCGGCTGGTGCCGAACGCGAAGGCGGGCGCAGGTACCAAGAGCACGGCGGCTGCTACCGAGAAGGGCGGGGTGAAGAAAGCCGCCAAGACCACGAAGGGGGGTGACGCAGCATGAGCATCACACGCGACAACATCGTCTCGGGGCCGGGTTACGTCAGCATCGACGCGGGTGACCTCGGCGCGATGAACTCGGGCGTCAAGATTACCTATGAGCCCGAGTACCACTTCGCACGGCCGCAGCGGCACATGAACATCATCAAAGTGCTGAAGTCGGTCGAGCGGTGGCTGGTCGAGGCTGAGTTCATGGAGCCGACGCTCAAGAACCTTGACTACATGGTACTCGGCGGCGACGGCACGTTCACATCGGCCGGTAGCATCGGCGGTGACGACACGCCCGCAGAGCTCTCGACGCTGATCGTGTACGGCACGGCGCCGGGCTCCACGCACCTGTCGCGGTCGGTGCAGTTCGACACGGTGGTCGCGATCGAACCGGGCGAATGGGCGATCGACCGGGACAATATACACTCCTTCGCGGGCAAGTGGCTCGCGCTCGGCGATATGGAGGACGATACGGTGGGTTCCGTCACGGATTCGTAGGCGAGCGCGGCGGCATGGATGATACAGCTCGGGAGGATGCGCGATGGAGTATGTAGACAACGAGGCGTGGTGGATCAGCGACATCAACGTGGCGGCCGCCGTCAGTGTGGCGGCAGACGTTGTGGTGGACGGGGAACGCGTCAGCGTGGAACCCTACCCGGCGGTACCTGTCTCCTTCGTGCGGATCGAGGTCGTTGGGAAGCCGAAAGGCCGCACACCGATGAGTGTGTACAGGGGCGCCAAGTCGCTGATGCCCGGCGAGAAGGTTGGCGTCCCTGTCGTCGTGTTCGGGTTCCGGCCGTTTCAGGGCAATCACGTGGTCGCGCACAACAAGAAGCGGCTGTGGCATACGGGGCAACTGCTCGTCAACAGCGACTTCGCCACGCAACACCGGCTGCTCCGCGACACGGTTATCGGCGTGGTCAGCGATTGGCGTAAGGCACAAGGGAAGAAGCCTGTCGTCCTGAAGTTCAAGGACCTCGGCTACGAGGTCCAAGAGGACGGGCGACGGATGATCGTACACAAGGACAGCGGAGGAATCGAAGATGGGAAAGTCCGGCTCGACTGACGTGTTCACGACTGCAGACGGCGTGGAACTGGTACTCAAGCCGCGTGGCCATTTCGCGACGGCGTACTACACAGCATTCACCACGATGATGCGCGACGCTGCTCCGATCTCGCGCACCGAGCTGCTCCAGAAGTGCAGGGCGGCGATGCCGTCCGCGACGAACGAAGAGTTGCAGGCCGCCGCCGACGACGCAGCGGGGGTCGAGGATGAGCGGAAGTCGCGTGAGGTCATGGCGACTGTGCTCGCCGACCAGATGATGACCTACAAGCTCGCGGCGCTGGCGATCGACGGAGAGGACAAGAACTTCGAGTGGTGCATGGACAACCTCATCGCAGGTGACGCGCAGAAGATCGCCGAGCGTGCGATGGAGCTGTCGGGAATGGACCTGTACGTGGGGGGGGCCGCGAGGCTCCTTGCGCTTGGCATGACGCAAGACGCGCAGGCCGCCGCGCAGCGCAAGGGGCAGAAGCAGAAGCACGCTACGCACCCGGCTACGAAACACGGGAACTCGAAGCGGAAGTGATGGCCCTCACACACCTGACGCCGGATCAGGTGATGGCGTTGCCAGCACGGGACATGATGCGGTACTACCTCATGGCGCGGGAGCGCAACGCCCGGCGGTTCATTGAAACGGCGGTCGCGGTAGAGTTCGGGACGGCGAAGAAGACCGAGGTACTTGAAGCGTTCGTCGACGTCGACCGTGACGTGCTCCGGCGGCACCTTGAGACGATGGAACGGCAGGCCGCGAAGGCGCGGCACAGTGAAGCACGCGCACAGATGCGCAGCCTCATCACACGGCTAGGAATCTGACGCGGGAGCACCACACATGCCGATCATGGGTGTGGGGCGGTCACTCCAACTCCGCACAATCCTGACGCTCTCGAATAAGCAGTTCCTAACGGCGCTGTCTGCGGCTGAGGCGAAGACGCAAGGATTCACCGCCGCGATGCAGAAGGCGGGGCCGATCTTCGCTGCGGTCGCGGGCGGTATCGCGGTGGCGCTTGGCTTGTGCGTGAAGGCGGCCTCTGACTTCGAAGAGCAGATGCTGAACATGGACTCCGTTGCGCGGACGACGGCGACGGAGTTCGAGCGATTGCGTGGCCTCGCCTTAGACCTCGCCACGGAGTCGGTGTACGGCGCTGCGAAGCTCGCGGAGGCGCAGTACTGGCTCGCCTCTGCCGGGCAGCGTGCGGGCGAGATCATGCAGACGCTGCCCGGTACCGTCGCGCTTGCTACCGCCACACACGCGGACCTCGCCTCCGTCACAGAGACCGTCGTCAGCACGCTCAAAGCCTTCCGCATGGAAGCCGGTGAGACGAACCGCGTTGTCAACGTGATGGCGGCGGTCATCGGCAGCTCGCTCGCGAACATGGAGAAGCTCACTGAGTCCATGAAGTACGCTGCGCCGATGGCACACGCGGCGGGCATCAGCATCGAAGAAACCGCTGCCGCGCTCGGCATGATGTACGATCTCGGCTTGCAGGGCTCGCAGGCCGGGACGTCGTTCCGGCGAATCGTCACCGCGCTACTCCGACCGAACGAAGCCTTCCGCACGTCGCTGCGCTATACGAACCTCGAGATGAAGGACTTTCGGCCCGAGATCGTAGGGCTCGGGAATGTGTTGGAGAACCTCAATACGGCGTTCGTCGACGCGGGTGACATGATCGCAGCGTTCGGCATCCGTGGCGCGACCGCCATTCTTGGAATGACCTCGCTCGGCAAGGAGTATTTCGACGAGCTGTTGGGCAAGGTGACCGATACCAACAACGCTTACGAGATGGCCCAACGGCAGATGCAGGGCGCCTCTAATCAGTTCAAGGTGTTGAAGAACAGCATCGGTGTCGTCGCGATCGAGTTCGGGACAGAGCTCTTGCCCGTCGTGAAGGAGTGGATCGACAAGGCGCGTGACTTCGTGTTGGGCTTCCGGGAATGGTCGCCAGCCATGAAGCGGTTCGCGCTCGACTGCGCTGGTACGACGCTCAAGCTCACTGCGTTCCTCGCGATGGTAGCGAAAGCGGCGCCGATGCTCGGCGCGGTCGCTGGTCCGCTGGCGCTGTTGGGCCTCGCGATGGCCGGGGTGTCCTTCTCTACTGCCGCAGCACGGAAGTACATCGACGAGCTGACGGCAGACATGGAAGAGTTCAACACTGAAGTGCTGGAAAGCCTGAGCTTGTGGCAGACAATGGTCCTGCTCTGGTCGGAGCCACCGGGGAAGCGGGGCCTGCTCGAAGAACCGCTAATCAAGGGCCTCGCGACTGTCGAGTTGGCGTTCGACGCCTTGATGGATCACACGATACCCATAAAGGACAAGTTCGGGTCGTTCTTGGACGAGTTTTGGGGCCTGATGAGCGGCGAAACGGACCGCGCCGCGCGAGCGGAAGAGGCGTTGCGCCGTTCGTTCGACCGCACTCATAAGGTGTTCGATGGATACTTCGAGCAGATGAAGAAGGACATGGACGAGTACTATGCCGAGCAGGCGAAGCGGCAGGCGCGTGCGGCGTTGGAGTTCGCGGCAGCGCAGGCGAAGGTCAAGCTCTTTCAGGGGTTCGAAGAGCGCGTGCCGTGGCTCGCACGGAACCTCGATTGGGTCGAGGAACGGCTGAACGATCTCAACACGAGTTACACCGGCGTCGTGGACAGCATGACGGTCACCACCGCACACTTCCACGAGACCTCGCGCAACCTCTTGTTCGGCGTCGAGGGGTTCTGGACGACCACGACGGAGAACATCCGTGAGTCCGTCGCGAACGCGCAGGGCGCGATGGACGAGATCAAGCGCCAGATCGAGGAAATCAAGGATCATCTCGAGGGGTTCATGCTCACACTCGGCGACCAGATCGCTGCGAACGTGATGGAGACGAAGAAGGTCGCGAAAGCCGTCGCGAAAGCCGTGATGACCGCGTTCGGTGACATGGTAGAGGCGATGGCGAAGAAGGCCGTGACGAACACGTTGATACAGGAGGCCGAGACCATTGGTATGCTGTCGATCAGCGGCTTGATGAACCCGGCGAACTGGCTCAAGATCGGCCCCGCGCTCGCGAAGGGCGCGGCGACCATCGCGTTGATCAAGATGATCCGGGCGAAGTTCGGGTTCGCGACGGGCGGTGTCCCGCCGCACGAGGTCCCCATCATCACGCACGAGGGCGAGCGGATCATCAACCCGCAGGTTGCGACCGCAGGCGGGTACGGCGCGTCGTACATGGCACGCGGAGTCGGTGGCGCAGAGTACAACGTCAACATGGGCGGCGTGACGATCCGCGAGACAGCAGACGTGGACCGCATCTTCAACGAGATCGAACGCCGCATACGCGGGCTCTCCGGCCGTCGCTAGCGAGGCAGACCGATGGCGTATGACAACTTCCCACCCTTCAAGATCGAAGTCGGAGATACCGGCTCGTGGGTTGACCTCGGGCCGTATGTGGACATCGAGGGCTGGACGGCTGCGAAGAAGTCCGAAATCAAGATGTCGCCCGGCGTGAGCGGTGGGATCGACGTCGCAGACGGTCGGTACAAACCGTCGATCCTGCCGTTGGTCGCCGAGTTCACCGGAGAGACGGCGAAAGACGCATGGGACGCGGTGTACGATCTCATCGAGACGTTGGAAGATAACGCGGGCAGCTACATTCGACTCGTGGACGAACGATACGAACCGGGCGGCGGTACGGTCGTAGCGACGTGGCAGTACGACAGCGTACAGGACCCGGAAGTGGATTGGGTGTCGTACACCCGGCACCGCGTGATCCGGTTCTATATCAAGGTGCACTGCAACGACGATCCACTACCAGACAACTTCCCTGACGGAACGTGACGCATGGGCAGCCTGATCGACTATGAGGTGCAGTTCTACTGCCCCACGGTGACGCCGTACAAGAAGACGTCGCTCTATTCGTCCATGCAACTCGTCGTGCCGATGCTCGACAACATGGAGTTCACCGTCGAGCGGGAGGGCGGCATGGCGTCGGGGAAGTTCGAGCTGTTCGTGAAGGACGAGGACCTCTGGCGTGAGGATGGCAGCGGCACGTGGCGCCACATCTTCGATCTCGGCGTCGTCGTTTATGTGCAGATACAGGCGGGCAACGAATCTGGCGAGACGGCGCGATACCACGGCATCGTTGACCGGATCACGCGCCCGACGCAGACCGACCCGCGATTCATCACGGTGAATACGGTGGGCGCAAGGAAGTACCTCCAAGACCTCCCGGTTGTGTGCGTGGAAGATGACATCAAGGTGAAGGCGGCGTTCTTGGCGTTGCTGGGCGCCATTCCATCGGCTGCCACTCCGTATCTGTCGACGACGCACACGGACCTCATCACCCACGACCCTGACATCACGATTGCGAAGTTCGACGCGCTGTTCGATCGGTTCTCCGACGTCTGCGACGACTTGTGCATCGCGGCGCAGCCGAACGCCACGTGGGGCATCACAGCGCGGGAAACGGACGCACCGGACGTCAGCAGGCGCAGCGCGGCGCTCTACTTCAGCGAGATCAGCGACGTCGCGCTCGACTTGGGCTTCGCGCCCGGCGCATCGCGTTCGATCGAAAACCTCGAAGCGTGGTACGAACGCAAAGAGATCGTGAACGGTGTCATTGGGCGCTGCCAAGCGCGGTGTGCTGGCGGCGATCTGATCCTATACGTCGCGCCGTCCGGGCTCGGGAGTTACGAGCCGTGGCGTATCAAGGACATCACGATCCCACAGGCCGTCGAGCCCGCAGACGGGTTAGCGTACCTGACGCAGTACGTGGCCGCACGAGCGGACCAAGATGCGAAGGTCACGTTCAAGGCGATCGACTACGGCGAGCGCCCCTACGCGAACAACGTCATCAACGCGCCGATAAAGATTCCGCTGTTCGAGGGCGCGACGGCGCTCGAGATCGTACCTGCGGCCTACACCGTGACCGTCGATAGCAACGGCGCGATCAACACCACGTTTGACCTCGGGAAGTCGCGGAGCGACCCGTTGACGGGCATCGCCCCGGAGTTGCAGCGCGAGATTCATGCAGCGCAGTCGTCTATCATCTGGACAGCACGGGAACTCGATGCGAGCAAGTACCCGATCATCCGTACGTGGCGGCGCCACGCCGCGTCGCAGTCGAGTAACAAGATGGTCTCGTTCTGGCACGGCGCGATGACGAATCACAAGAACGCCCTCATGGACTACGACGCATTCGCGGAGGCCGGAGTCGATGTCCCGTCGGGCTGGCCGGACTACGGGTGGGAATACAACGCGGAACGATCGTTGGTCGTCGGGGTGACGCAGAACGAGGAAGGCGTGTTGATGACGCCGCGCATTGATCTCGGGTTCGCGGTGTCGAAAGCGCGGGTCTATGTGGACCAAGGACCGGGTATCCTCACGAAAGAGGAACCGGAGCTGTTCTCGATGACGATGTGGGACGAGCCCGACAATGACGTGAACTGGTTCTGGACTGACATCTGCGGGCTGTCACCGTACCTCATCGCTTGTTCCGACGGCGGGACGTGGCGAGCGGCAATCGTCACGAATCCGTGTTTGACAACCGGCTGCCCCGAGTTGCCGGTGAAGGTCATGGTCCATCGCCCGAATCACAGCAACGATACGTCGGATGTCACCACGTACGGCGGCATGGCGTCGGCGTCGCGTGTTGGGTTCGTGGTGTTCGGCTCAACGGCCGCAGGCGCGTCGCAGGTGGCGTACGCTCTGGCGATTCACCGTTCAGCATCGTCGGATACGTGCCACGTCGCGCTCGGGTGGTATGACGCGGGCACGTTCCGTTCGGACTGGTGGACCACGGGCGCCGTTGCCGCCGGGACGTCGTGTGGGTCCATCGACCTCGGGACGTTCGGCGATATAGACGACAGTATCACGCGCCTCGAGATCGTCGCAGAGCACCTACCGACGGGCTCGGACAAGCGGTTCATCGTCAAGGTGCGCGACGGGCGCACGAAGGAAGAGCTGTGGGATTCTTCGGACGTCCACGGCGCGAGTCTAGTCGATGCCCCGACGAGCGTACACCTGCCCGAGACCAAGCGGATGGCGGGGATCATCTGGCATTCGTTCGGCAATACCGGCGTGGACGATGAGCCCTTCGGCCTGAAGCACGTCGAGTACACCAACAGCGCGTCGATCGACGTTGCGATCACGAGGAACGGCAGCACGTGGGATACGGACACCGACCAAGCACTACTCAGCCCCGGCGGCGACGACGAATGGGACGACGGAACGAAGGGGATCATGGTAGCTGCGAAGCTGCAAGAGCGGGTCGGCGTCGTGGCGCTTGGGATAGCGTTCCGGTCAGCCGACGAGCCATAGGGAGGTACCGTGCCGACGACTTCAACCCGCAAGACCCCGAACGGCTGGCACAGCCTCATCGCGATCATGGCGCTCGGGCTTGGGCTCCTGACGTTCGGCCTCAACCTGCCGGGCATTATGGCGCGCTGCGCCGAAAGCGCCGCGACTGCCGTCAAGGAAGAGATGACGGCACGGTCGGATAACTGCCCCGCACGCGTCACGCACGCCGCTACGCAGGGCACGCTCACCGAGTGCAAGGACAGGCTGACGACCGTCGAAATACAGAGCGGCGAAGTGAAAGAGCAGGTTGTCGCGCTCCGCAGCGAGGTCCGGGCGCTCACACGGTCCGTCGATACGCTTGTCGCTACGATGGACGGAGGGCATTGACGTGGGACGCCGTGCCGTCGTGTTGGTGGGTCATCACGGGTACAGGACCGGCGCGTGGTGGCGTGACCGATACGGAGACCTTGATGAGCATGTGCTGGCGGCACGCACCGCCGCGAGCGTGGCGTACCACCTGTGCGAGCGCGGGTGGGACGTGCGGCTGGCGGCGAACGTAGCGGCGCAGCGTGACAGCCTGTTCCTTAAGGCGCACGTGCTCGATGAAGCGCGGGCAGACCTCGCGATCGAGTGCCACTACGGCTCGAACGGCAAGGAGGGCGAGCGGGGCACGCGGTGGGCGGGAGTGGATGCGTCCGTGTTCGTGGGCGGGATGGTACCCGACGAGAGCCGGTATGCGACGGGCGTCAATGTGGTGTACCTAAAGCTGAGTGACGACCAACGGGCGCTTGCCCGGTGTCTGGTGAAACACGTCAACGCACAGACCGGGCTAGGTATCGCCAACGACAACGGGCTCGATCCGCGCCCGTTGACGGGCACGACAAGCATCTACCTGACGCACAGGGTAGAGCCGCCGTTCCGACCCCGCAGGTTCCATCAGGACACGTGGGCTGGCTGTCCCGTGGTGCTGCTCGAGACGTGCAGTCTCACGTCGCCGTCCGACCGCGAGCACATACGCGAAGACCCGATGTTCTTCACCGCCGTCGGGTACGGTGCCGCCGCAGCCTGTGACGAGTTCATGGATGCACAGGAGGCCGACGAATGAACGACAAGGGCAGGCTGACATGGCTGACGTCGCTCCTGACCACGCGTGGGCTCTGGCGCGGCGTTGCGATCACGATTCTGGCGTGTACCGTCGCGCTGGTCGCGATACGGGCCGCCGAGCGTGCGGAGAACCCGCTACCGATCCTCACCGCCGTCATCACGGTATTCGGTGCGCTGTTGGGCGTCCACGTCGGCCAGCGAGGATCGCAGAACGGGGGGGAATGATGCGACCGGGCGAAGTACCATACTTCAATGGGTGGACGCCGACGCGGGCGGGCGTGCTCGTCCACTACTCGTACGACAACCCGATCAGCAAGGCGATCGCGTGGGCGCAGCGCGACGGCTCCGAACCGTTGGCGTTGAGTACGCACACGGGTATCTGGCTTGAGTTCTCAACGCCCGAGGGCGCACAGACAGACCTTGTGGTGGAATCCTGCTTCGCAGGGACGCGCATCCTGACGGACTGGCGGGCTCACTACAACAAGGGTGGCTCATGGGGCGTGGTCGCGCTACCGCTCGCCGGACCTGCGGACAGTCCCGGGTTCGCGGACCTCGTGCGCTCCGTGTCGTTCCGTTATGTGGACAAGAGGTACGACTTCCTCGCGATCGCCGCGCAGTTCGTCGACGGCATGATCGGCAAGGTCGCGCACTCGGACGTCTATCTTGCGCGGGCGCTCCGGTTCGGCTGGTGGCACCGCGAGGCGCGGTACAACTACTGCACATGGCTGGCGGCGCACACGTTCGGGTGGACGGGCTGGTACTTCCACGCGCTGCCGCCCCTCTCGCTGCGTGCGAAGCTCGGGTGTCGCCTCCTGCGCCAGCACTATGAGCGCACGCCGCGCCCGGTCAAGCCGCCGCGATTGAACCTGCTCACACCGCAGCACATCGAACACGACGTCTACCGTTACCGCCCGCGCCGGTATCGCCTGCTCTACGAGTACGGCGAGCGGCCCGAGCGCCGCCTGCTCGACTGCCACCACAGGAAGCTCACCGAGGACAACCCGACCCGAATCACGCCGTAGCGCCCGATCACCACCCGGCCCACAGCACCCGGCGACCCCGGAACACCCCTACTTCTAGGGGCCTCTCGGGGCGCTGACTTTTCTTGCCCGACCTGCATTTTATTATTGACATTATCGGGGGGGTGGTATATATTAGTGTTGTGGTGAGGGGAGGGCGGCGGGGGAGCACCAACCGGTCATTGACAACAAAGGCTCGACGGGACGCGACCCCGACCCAGTGCGACGCGGGCGGCGGTGGCCAACAGAGGACGGCCGGAATAGCAGGAGCGAGGCGAAGTCGAGCGGCGGTGCCCGAAAGGGAGGTTCCCGGTCCGGTCGGCGAGGGGCAGCCTGAGGGTCAACCCGCTGAGGCGTCCGCTCCGCGACGAACAACCTGACCCACCACTTTCGTTTCAGATGAGCGAGCAAGACGGTCACGACAACACACACGGGAGGAACACGATGGCAGCCCCGACATGCTGGATCGTTTTCGAGCCCGGCGCGTACATCGAAGCGCAGGGCCACGACCCGTACAAGTTCGGCGCGAAGGCAGCAGAGACAGATGAGGCGCTGTTGGTCTGGCGCACTGACATGCTGATCGACCGGCAGGAAACGCTGCCGTGCGCGTGCCGCGCCGAGAACATCATCGGCTACTACGACACGCCGGACAAGGCGGCGCGTGCTGCGAAGGCGGCGCTGGACATCTGGAAGAGCTACCGCGAACGGCTCGGGATCGAGTTCGACCTGCGGTAGAGACGGCACAGGCGGCGGGCGTGAGTGACACCGCCCGCCTGACACGGAGGGCATGATGAAGCTGACCCCGAAAGAGCGAGACGTGCTGCTTGCTGTCACTCGCTCCAACTTCTTCTGCAGCGAGTGGCCGACCAGCCCGGTGTATTCGTTCTCGGTGACGGAACAGTGTGAGGTAGTGAAGCCCGCCAGCATCGGCGGCGTCATCGCCTCGTTGATCAAGAAGGGCCTCGCATACTCGGAACCGGACGACGACGGCGGGCCGGGTGTGGGTAAGCTCGATATGGTCGGTTTGACGCGTGAGGGTCTCTCGGCGGCCGAGGCGATCAGCAGGGTGCAGAACAAGCAAGGCGGGAGGGCATGATGCTAGGACGCACGACGTATAAGACGCTGCTCGCGATGGTGAACGGGCTGAACATGGACCTGTGCGACAGGCGTATGTACCGGGTCATCGTGACCGCGCTGGCGGGCGGCCGCTATCAGGTGACGGCGGCATTCAGTGAGCCCGGCCGCGCCGAGGACGTGCTGGCGACTAATCTCAGCGCCCGCGAGACCCGGACGATGCTCAACGGCATCTACATCGGCCTCATGTTCAATCATGCGAACGCTGGCAGGCACAGGGACGTTACGCTCTAGGGGGACGACATGAGGAAGCTACGGTTCTACGACATTCAGAGCCCGAACGGACACAAGGAGGACACGATGTCCTGCTACGAGGTCGCACTTGCGGAAGAGACCGACCCGATCACGATGACCGGAGCGCACCGCGTGACCTATCGCGGAGACGAGGTACTGGACTGTGACGGCTGCGGGCGCGTGTTCCGCATCGGCGATACGATGTGGGTGCTGGATGCATCGGGTACGCCGAGCGGACACGTGCTGCTCTGTCAGTCGTGTATGCAGCTATGGGCTGCTGACGACGAGTAGGCCGAAGCAAGGAGGATACGATGTCCTGCTACGAGGTCGCACTGGACCAAGAGAACGATCCGCGCTCCACGGTGCGGGTCGTACGGTACCACCCCGACGATGATGTGTCGTGCGACGACTGCGGCGCTGAGTTCGTCGACGGAGAGCGGTTCTACGTGGTCGGCGTTCCGGGCAGTCCCTCTGGCGCGGTTGTCCTATGTGAGCGGTGTTGGGAGGACTGGATCGCCGATTTCAACATGGAGCGCGGAGTGTAGCACTATCGAAGGAGGCCCCGATGCCACGGAAGAACGAATACACACTCGAAGAGCGTAAGGCGTGGCGAGAGCGTGCGGCGCGATACCTCGAAGACGTCGCCGGTGAGATCGTCACGGACCCCGGCCGCCTGACCGAATGGGCGGCCCGGTGGCAGAGCGGGTTCCACAACTACTCGCTGTGCAACACCCTCTTGATCCTCGCACAGCGCCCGGACGCTACGCTCTGCGCGAGCTACAAGGCGTGGAAGACGCTCGGGCGACACGTCAAGAAGGGCGAGCACGGATTGATGGTGTTCGTGCCGATCAAGGGACGGCGCGTCATTGAAGATGACGGCGAGGACAAGGTGGTCGAGTGGCTACGCGGGTTCACAACCGGAAAGACCTTCGACGTGAGCCAGACGGACGGCGCGGAGTTCAAGCTGGACATACCGCTCCGGGCGTACGCCGCCGACATGAACGTGCTGTGGGCCGCGACTGAGCAGTACGCCGCCGAGGTCCACGACATCGTCACCGACGACCGCGTGAACACGGTAGGCGGCCACACGAACGGCAAGAACGGCAAGGTCTACAACGCGCAGGACCGACCGGTAGCGATTCACGCGCTGGTCCACGAGTGCGCTCACAACGTACTCGACCACAGCAACCGGCACGAGACCACGACGCGGGGTCAGCGCGAGACCGAGGCAGAGGCGACGGCGATGGTGGCCTGCCGTATGCTCGGCATGACCGTTGAGGGCGGCGGTGAGTACCTCGGGTCGTGGCACGCAGACGTGGATTACATCAAGGCTGAAGGCGCTCGCATCCTCAAGGCCGCAGTCACAATCGCAGATGCCGTGTCGGCGGTGATCGACGAGGCACGCGGCGAGCCGCACAGGCTGAAGATCGGTGACATGGTACGGGTCGAGAAAGGAGCAGACGAATGAGAATCCGAGTGACAGACAAGCAGTTGCGACGGTGGGCGCAGTTGATCAGCGAGAAGCTCGACGACGGCGACCGTATCATCGTTGATCAGGGTCCGTCGCGAGCCCCGAGGCCGCGTGTCTATCGCATATACTATGCCAGCGCGGACCCGAACGCGCACCTACATCCCATGCGTGCCGTCGGCGCTCACAGGCTCATCGGTGGGCCGCTACGCGCCCGCGAGGCGATGGCGTTCCTGCAAGGCTTCGACGAGTGCCTATTCTGCGGGCACGATGAAATGGAGGGGTCAGAATGAGCAAGCGAGTGGGCTACATCTATGACGGGCCGGAGCTACACCGGGACATCACGATCTGTCAAGACTGCTTGGACGAGCGCGACCGGATGGGACAGTCGGACGGGAGCGACCCGGATCCGTCGCCCGGCTGGTACGAGATCGAGCCGTCCTGCACGGAGGTCTGCCACCGATGCGGTGACCTGATCGCATACGACAGGCCCGAGGTCCGGCAGTACTGGTACGAGGACGTCTACACGCAGGTGTGCGAGGCGCTGATGGCGGTCGAACGTGCGCTCCAGCGAGCGGAGCGACTGGATGAGTTCATCGAGCACCAGATGTCCGGCAAGGAGATCACGAGCGACCGCGAATGGAGCGCGATCGCCAACGTCGGGGCTCTCAAGATCGACAGAGACGACCCCGAGCCGCTGCCCGCACAGGTGGGGACGTACTTCTACGGTCTCGCGAATGGGCTCGAAAACACACGGGACCTGCTGCGCGACGCGATCAAAGCGACAGCGGCACAGTGCGAAGCGGAAAGGAGAGACCGATGAACGGGCACACGAAGCGGAACGGCGCACGGCACCGCCTCACACGCGCCGAGGTCGAGCGCATCGAGGCGCGGTACGAGTGCAAGGGTGCAATCACGGGCGGCGGGCACCACTCGCCGGGATCGGTCAAGAGGGTCATGCTGTACAGCGGCGTTGTCATCGAGCGCGTCTATGAGTTGCACAGGTCGCGATACTACCTCGTGGGCGGCGTCTGGATGGGACCAGCCGACACCACGGACCGGCGGTCGTGGACCGACAGGATGCTCCATGAACTCGCGGTCGCGCAGGGGAGGCGATGATGTCGCGGCGGTCGTGGCGTGCGGTGCAGTTCCTACCGCCGACGGAAGAGCGCGTGGAGGGTGCGGTACTCCGCACCCTCCGTCTGTGCGCCGATGTCACGCAGTCGAACGTCGCGCAGGCGGCGGGCATACGGAAGGAGCAGGTATCCGCGCTGGAACGGGGCGCCGTGTACCTCGGCGCCCCGCAGGACTACGCGAGAGCGTTGCGGGCGCTGTCGGCCCGGCGGTACACGCGGGACGCGCTGGAACGGCTGACGCGTCTGGATGCCGCACGACGGGCCAATGACGTGAGCATTCTTGACGGCAAGACCGTCCGGCTGTTGCGGGTGCTGGCGGGGTATTCGCTGCGGGCGTGGGTCGTCCGAACCGGGTCCGTGCGGTCGAACTACTGGTGGTCAGTGGTGGAGCGCGTCCACGAACCCTCGTATCGGCGCTGGTCGGTACAGCGGTTCGCGATGTCCCGGCGGGAGCGTGACGTCGTGGACCTCGCCATGACGGACGAGCTTGATCGGATCACGCCGCTGGTGTGGGAGCTGCTGTCACGTCTCGAGAAGGGAGACAAGCGATGAAGGACCGACCGAAGATCGGGCAGCACGTGTACTTCTGGCTTCCCGAGTGGGCGCAGGCGCAACCAACACCGCCCGCATACGTTCGGCGGTGGCGTGAGACTCACATGAAAACAAGGGGTTGACATTTTACGGGTGGTGGTATAAACTAGCCGCCAGAAAGGGGGTGTCACATGGCGGCACGAGCGAGACGGGTCAGGCCGCGAGGAATGAGGGTTGAGACTCGCGGCCGACCCAAGCTGTATGACGGCGTCTACGTGGGCACGACGTTCACGGAGGCGCAGTCGCAGGCGTTGGACCGCTACGTTGACTCGCAGCGTGCGAAGGGCCTCGACTACTACCGCACCACGGCGGTGCGGCAGGCAGTCGTTGAGTTCCTTGCGCGGCACGACGAGACGTAGCAGCAACACGGAGGATACAGATGGTAGAGTTCGACGGACAAGAGGCACTACGGGTTGAGTTGAGCGCCGACGACATTCGGTTCCTCTTCGCAGGAGACGAAGCGCCGTACGCACGCGGTGAACAGCCGTACGACGTCCACACGGCCCTGTACAACGCAACGCCGATGGAACGGGCGGCGATCGCGAAGGCAGAGCTTCACAGGATCATGGCGAGCGGTGACCTCTCGGAACGCTTAGTGCTGGCCGTGTTCGTGGAACGACTCGCGAAGGAGGAAGTTGAGGCGACCGACGCGCGAGTGCAGAAGGCCAAGCAGGAGCACGCTCACGTCAAGGCGGTACATGACGCGTGGAAGGAGGCGCTCGCGCAGTACATGACGGAGAACACGGTGAAGCGGATCGAGATGGAGCCTGTGACCGTGTCGCTCGTGCGTGGCCGGGAACGGGTAATCATCGAGGACGAGGACGCGCTGCCGGATGCTTACTGGCGGGTGAAGCGGGAGCCGGACAAGGCGAAGATCAAGGCGGCGGTGCAGGCTGACGGCATCTTCCCGCCCGGCGCGATGATCGAGCGCGGCCCGTCCACGGTCCGCATCACGCTCAAGGACAGGTGACACATGGACATGACAGGGTGGACGCATCACGAGTTCCGCGTGACGTTGGCGGCGGTGGCTGTGCAAGCGCGGACGCTCCGTGCGAAGGCAGATACGATGGTCCGCGCTGCTGAGGCTGCGCTGGGCGCTTTGAACGAGCAGGACGCGTTGGAGGTGAGACACGTCTTGCGGGTGTTGGGAGCCGGCGAATCGTTGCAGACACAGGTCGCCGCGTGCGTACGCAAGGCGGCAGAGTCGTACACGCTCGGGCGTGCGTTGATAGCGGACCGCGCGACGGAGGAACGTAATGGTTCCTGAGTGGTCGGATTTCGTGGAGTTCCTGCTGACGATGGTCGAACCGCTACCGGAGGACCACGACAGGCCGCACGCGCCGAAGCTGCGCGGGTACCTGTTGCGGCATCCGCAGTGGGGCGTGGACGCAGTGATCAAGCGCGAGGGCGAGTCCTGCTATGACAGACTTGCACCGCTGGTCGTGCCGCCGCCGCCCAACGTGGACATGCCGGTCGCGCCGGGAGCGCGGACGATCCTCGACAGCAAGGTGTTGCGCTTGCAGTTCTTCGCGGTCTCTGTGCTCAACGACTGGCGCATCATCCGGCGCTGGATCGAGATATGGGGACCCGGCGGGCCGATGGAGATACCGGCCGATGAGTACCTTGATGATCCGGCGTTCGCTGAGTGGTGGCACAAGTACGACGCAGGATAGGCCGCTGCGCGTGGCGAGATAACGCACGTGCGGCACGACGGGCGGGGACGGGCGGTTGATGGCGGCGCAACGTGCGCGGGCCGCCCGCCCGCCGTCAGATGAACGGAAAGGACGATACGATGGAATCGAAGAAGGAAAAGCAGGAGGCGCGAGAGCTGGACGCACCGAAGACCGAGGCGCCGAAGAAGAGCGAGAGCCGAAAGGCCCCGACGACGCAACCGCATCAGGCAACGGAGGAACCGAAGGACAGGAAGCAGCCGCCGTCCACACCACCGCCACCCTACGTGGGGCCGACGAATAATGAGCCACACGTCGGTGCGACGATCTCAACCTTGATGTCCTCACCTGTGGAGGTCGTCATGCCGCCGCTCGGTGAGAAGTGGGCGGCCGTCCCCGTGCCTACCGTACGCGTCAGCGAACCGTGTGACAAGATCGTCGGGGCGCTGATCCGCGCTCGCATGAACATCGAATCGGTCGTCAAGGGGGAGACGGCGCGGGTTCCTACCCGCAAGGGCGGGAGCTACGAGTACACGTACGCATCGCTCGGAGACACGCTGGACGCGTGCCTCGGCGCCGTCGCAGCGGAAGATGTGCTGCTCACGTCGGGGCCGGGCCTCGACGTGCTCGACAACGTGGTGCGAGACACAGAAAGGGGCGGCTTCGAGCGGGACGTGTGCGGTGTCATATGGGTGACGACTGTCGCACTCCACGCGTCGGGACAGTGGGCGATGGTCTCAGTCCCCATGATCCCGCCGGACCTCTACGCGCAGACGGTCGGGTCGTGCCTCACATACGGCAGGCGCTACGGTATCGCGTGTCTGCTACAGCTCGCGACGAAAGACGACGACGGTGCTGCGGCGCACTACGGACACGCAGCGACGGCTCAGCGCCGCGCCGCGATCGCGGAGCGGACAGGTCTCGAGGACTGGCAGCACGTGTGGACTCGCGTCGTGGACGAGGCGACGTGGGACCCCGCCGTGACGACGAAGGAGGGTGTGCGGGTCGGGGCGAGGCTCGCATTCCTCGAACGTGTGACGCAGACCGATGCGTGGAACAAAGCCTTCCCGGACGCGGGAGTGAGGGAAAGTACGGAAGACATGACGGACGCGCAGTTGCACTGGCTGGCGGGTGTGCTGCGATCGAGGTTCGAGACGACGGTGGATTGGGTTTCTTCGGGGGAGTGGGCGAAGAGGGTGGAGACCCACACGCCCGAAGACGACGAAACTCCGGCTCTCACTTAGTGTTCTTCTACTACTCTCTTAAGTAAGTTCGTAGTAGTAGGGGCGGTGGATAAGTGGATAAGGCTGGCGAACGTGAAATGGGGCCTCACGTTACGGGCCGCACCAACGGTGGACAACTGGTGGATAGTCGGTTGGGAACTGAGGGGTGCCAACGGCTGTCAACCTGTTGTCAACGGGTTGTCCACTGAGGTTGTCCACCGCCCCGGAAGGAGGGGTGCATGACGACCAACTACCGGCGCGGAGCAGACTTCGAACGCGAACTCGCACGGCGCTTGGAGTACTGGTGCGGCGCGTTCGTCGTGCGGGCGGCGGGGTCGCACGGACCGTGTGACCTCGTGGCGGTGCCGGATAGCCGTTCACGCCGGAAGGACGCGTGGCTGTTCGGGCGACAGGTGTTGCTCATTCAGGCGCGTGCAGACGGCGCGGGGCGCACGTCGGCATGGAACGCGCTGGAAGAAGTCACGAAGCACTACCGTGGACTGATCTGCCCCGCGTTCGCAGAGCGGGATAAGAACGACCGCACGAGAATCTTGCTCACGTTCGGGGCGATGGATGCGCTGCCGTGGGCGCTCGCGCCGGTGCCAAAGGAGGTACGAGATGCGAAGAAGGATGAACGGAGACCTCGTCGTGCCGGACGGTGATGACGTGCCGAGCGGGTGGTGGCTGCTCGCGGCGCTGTTTATCGGCTTGCCGCTGGTCGGGTGTGCGCTCTTGATTATGTGCTTGGCGGTACCGTTCAAGACGGTGGCCAACGTGATGGCGGGGCTCGGAAGTCGCTGTGCGAACGGCGCAGCGAAGATCAATGACAAGCTCGCCCGGTACAGAGCGCACAGGATCGTCACGCGTGGATGGAGGTAACGACACCATGACGTTCGTGGAGTGGCTGGCGGGGGAGATCGACGAGCGCACGCAGAAGTATGCGGGGGGGCTCTTGGGTCCGACATTCCACGGCTCGCTCAAGGCCCGCCCCGGCCTCCCGCCCTACGACAAGCCCGCGAAGCCGGAGGCGGACGACAGGATAGGCCCCGATGATCTTCGGTCACTGGCTGACGATCTGGAACGCAGGTTTGGGCTTCGGTATGCCCTTCACGCGGCGCTTCTGCGTTCGGCGGCCGACAGACTGGATGGGGAGGATGACTGATACGACGTATGCCGTCGCGTCGCTGCTTGTGGCGTGGTGTCTGCTCCGGTGGTGGTCGTGGGTCTGCCGCATGATCGGGTTCGACATGGACGCGCCGATACACCTGCGGGCAGTCGTGCACCGTGGCGCGTTGGACTGTCCTCGATTCGTCGGGGAGATGGGGGTGCCGCACACCGCATGGGCGTACGTGGGGCCGCGTCCGGTGCTGCTCCTGTTCTGGCCGCTCGCGGGGTTGTGGCGTTCGGGCCGGAAGGAACTGGCGGTCGGTCTGTGGCTGGCGGTCTGCGCCGCGCCGTCGATATGGGCGCTGTCGTACCTCTCCCGTGACCTTGCGGGGTGGTGGGTGCCTGCGGCGGTCGCCGTGATGCTGTGGGCGTATGACGAGAACATGCGCTTGGGCACGTTGCAGCCTGTCGGACTCGGGCTGGTCGTCGGGGCGTGGGCGCTGTATCGCAACGCCGCGCTCACGGAGTGGTCGGGTCTCGGTATACTGTGCTGTGCCGGGGTCCTGTTCGGCGCCGCGCTCGCCGTACGTCCTCACTTCCTACCTGCGGCCGTGGGGTTCGCGTTCCTGCGGCCGGACGCGCTACTACTCTCTCGGGTGATGTTGCCGTGCATCGTGCTGTCGCTCGCAGCGTGCACGTTGACGCTGCTGAACGCGTGGGCGCGGGCGGTTGGCTTCGGCTATGAACCGTGGCGGCGTCAGGTGCGGCTGTTCCGGGCGTTGCAGTACGGGAGGGCGCGACGGTTCACTGCGCTGCACAAGCGCAGGGCGTACTTTCTCTTCCTCGTGCTCTTGTGGCCGTGGCCGACACTCGCAGCGTGGACGACGGGCGCGGCGGTCGTGTGGATCGTGCTGTTGCAAGCGGCTCCTTCGCTCCGGCAACGATATGACCCGGTCGAAGCTATGGTGCTAGGTGGTGGTGAGCCGACATGGAATGAATCGTGGGAGGACTGACGATGAAAGATCAACCGAAAACGCTCGGGGCATACATCGCACGAGCAAGGATGGAAATGGAAGCGCGATACCCGGAGGTCGATGACGAGCTTTGCGCGACGGCACTCGACGCCATCGCCGAGTTCGAGAACGAGCTTGTGAAGCTGATCCGGTTCGATAGTCCTGTGATCGAACGCGAGGACGGCCCGACGCTCGTGGTGACGAAGGAGGCGGTGGAGCAGGCCGAATCACTCTTGCTTGACGTGTTCGGGTCGACGCTGACGGGCGACACCTTCAAGAAAGTCAGGCGGGGCCTACGACTCGTCCTCGCCGTCTTGAACGTCGAGGCGGCCGAGAGGGTTGTAGATGGATGGGTGTGCTCCCACACATACGGCGACAACGAAACGGAGGCCGAACTGACCGCGCCGCTCGATCCCGAAGAATATCAGGACGGCCAGCGTGTCCGCATCGCCGTGCTCAGGCCGAAGGAGGGGGAGTGATGCCTACATTCATGTTTCGTGTCGAGTTCCACGGAGACGCGAGCGCAGGTTTGAGTGCATTCTACGACGTGGTAAACATCTGGTGTGACTATGGTCCCGCAGAAGAAGATGTAGCGGACTTCACAGAGCACATGCGACACGCCCTTGCTGAGTGGTACGACGTCGCCGGTGTTCTCACCGAAGATGAGTGGCAGCGGCGCGAAAAGCAACTCAAGGAGGCATACAGTGAGCGGAATCCCTGACATCTACATCGAGACGAAGATCACGGCCCGGCTGACTCCGCACGGCACGGAAGCGGAGTTGAAAGACATCGTGTTCGATGATGGAGAGGGCAACGTGGAGGGTCGGATGCGTGAGTTGGCGTGGATGGCCCTCATGGACTTCCTGCCGCAGAGCGGGCACGTTCTGGAATCGGCCAACAACGGCGAGTGGCATTGGGAGGTCAGGATTGAGCCCGACCACGAGGACGATGCTGAGGTATGGGCCGAATGAGGCGAGTGGGCGACGAGCGATCGCCAGTTGAAACGGTTGATACCGACATCCCGCGCGATGATACGCCGTGGGCGGCAGAGGCGCGGGAGTTGGAGAAAGACCCGAACATCAGCTACTACGCCGATTACACCGCGTGGGAGCGATGGATGTTCTGCAAGTTCGAGGTCCCGTGTCCGTTCGGGAATGAGGACAAGGACTGCAAGTGTGCGATCTGCGAAGCGGCGCGTTGGTGGGATGACGCCTCGGTGGCGGTCAAGGCCCAACTCTACACCGCGTTCCATGACGCGTGTGCGTTTCTCAGGCCGAAGGAGGGGGAGTGATGTGTAGACTGTTGAGCGGCGTCTGGTACAGGCCGGACGATCAACTCTACGTCTCCAAGCGCACGGAGTCGCACGAGGCGACCATCGCCGAGTTTGAACTGCGGGAAGTTGACGCGGGCGGCAACGTCCAACTCGTCCGCTGGGAGTTGACGCCGATTGACGCCAGGGCGCGCAGCGTTCCGACCGTGGAGGAGATTCGGAAGCCGCTTGACCAGTGGCGGTTCATCGTCGATCAGGACATGGTGCCGGACGAGTTTGACGTAGGCAAGGTTGAGGAACGTGCCCGTGCGGCTCTCCCGCTCTGGTACGAACAGCGCGTGATCGACGAGGGCGAGCATAGCGTCCGAGACGAGATCAAGTACGTCATCGGCGGGACCGTGGAGGCTTGGGACTCGGCCACCGTGAGGGCTGGGGGCTCGGCCACCGTGAGGGCTTGGGACGCGGCCACCGTGCAGGCTTGGGGCTCGGCCACCGTGGAGGCTTGGGGCTCGGCCACCGTGAGGGCTTGGGACGCGGCCACCGTGGAGGCTTGGGACTCGGCCAGCGTGAGGGCTGGGGGCTCGGCCACCGTGAGGGCTGGGGGCTCGGCCACCGTGGAGGCTGGGGGCTCGGCCACCGTGAGGGCTGGGGACTCGGCCACCGTGAGGGCTTGGGGCTCGGCCACCGTCAACCACCGCGCGAGCGATGCAAAACCGAACATCAAAGATCGTGCCGTCTGGATTGACCGCTCGGGCAACGCGCCGGTGATCTACACGGCGCAGGGGAGGATGATTCCATGCGACGACTGATGCTGTGCCTGCTCGCGTGCGTGCCGTTCGTCGTGCTTTGCGTGGGGCTGGTGGCGCTCGGGGCCAAGAGCGGGAGGAGGGAAGGATGAGCAAGCTGCGACGTGGAATACGGGCTGAAGGAGGCGGGCGAGTGATGCGACATCAGTTCTGCATGAAGACGCCGCTAGGTGTGCTGGTCCTGCCGACGTGTACGCGGTGCGGCGCACGCAATCCGGGGCTGACAAAAGACGAGGACGGCGCGTACACAATCTGCGATGAGCGGGTCATCCGTGCCGTCAACGGAACGCAGGAGGGCAGCGACGATGAACAAGGAGGCGCTGATTGTGGCTCTGGCGTTGCTGGCAACGGCGGTGCTCGCACCCACGATCATACTGCACCGGGCGAGTGCAGCGCGGGCACAAGCGTACTCGGCGAGCATGGGCGCACAGGACTGTTGGCCGCTGGACGCAAGAGGTCGGGAGATACGGGACGTGCCCCTCTGGTCGGATGACGGAGAACGATGGTACGACCCACCGAAAGGCAGACCATGAAGCAGGTGGGTGTGTGTGTCGTGAGTCCGGGTGTGCTGGCGCTCGTGGTGGCGCTCACGGTACGGTCGCACGTCTGCATCGGCGTGACGCCCGGCGAGACGTACCGGGTGACCGCGAACGCCGTGGAAGTGTGTATTGCGGCAGCCGACACGAACGGGATACTCTGTTTCGAGTTCGATGATGCGCCGTTCGTGCCGGGTCCAATCACCGTCGGGTTGATGGTCGACGACGTTGACAGCGGCGTGGAAAGCCTGACGATGATGCGGACACCGGAGGACGCGGTGCGGTGGGCGTGGTGCGTGGCTCCGGTGTGGCAGCGGTGGGGGCTGTGGTGACGCGCCGATGGAGATGCGGGGGGGGTTGGAATGACTGATACGATATAGAGTCGGCGCTGGAACGCGAGCGCAAGAGGGTCGAGTTGCCCTCAGACGAATGAGGGCGGGAAAGGAGGGAAGGATGAGAAGACGTGTCGTGGTAGCGGCGCTGGTACTGGTCGCCCTCATGCTGACGCTGATGGTCGCAGGGTGCGGAGGCACGCTGGATAGGGTGAAGGCCCTGTCCCCGTGCCTGCTCAAGAGCAACCGTGCGATCGGTGTGTACGACAGCGCGGGAACGGTGACCTATTCGTGCGTGTGGCTTCACGGTGTGCCGTACGCATCGGACGGGGGTACCGGCCTTGACTACAAGGTACCCGAAGGTGGATGGATGAGCTGCAAGCCGATCTACAACTCCAACGACGCTGCTGAGATCAAGGCAAAGTGTGACACGCTACGCATCCCGCCACCGGCGGGACTGTGACTGACGCGGACCTGAACGCAAGGAGGGGAATGGACCGATGACGGCTGGCGTGGGTCTGCACAGCACGTGGAGGCATGACTATCTGCACTCAGGAAACAAGACACGTGCCGCGACTCGACCACATGGAGCGGGTGCGGACCGCACGAGTGATGCCGAAGTGGTGCATGGGGCGAGCGGTGCTTCGCAGTCTTCGGATGCGTATGTCTGCTAGGACACCCGCCACGTCCAACGCTGCTCGCCCCGCATCACCGCAATCAAGGCTCCGACGACGCACAGGACAGGAGGACGAAACGATGAAATGGGACGTAGACGAAAAGACCCTCAGGTGGCCACGGCCGAGGTCGCAGAGCGGAATCGTGTTGGCGCACCTGTGGGAGGCGTTTCTTGGGGGGGTACGCGAGCGGGACTTCGCATTCGGGCGTCTCGCCGCGAGGGTACACAACCTGAAGCAGCACGGGTACGACGTGATCAACATCGCAGCGCACGGACGCCCCGCGTTATACCGGCTTGGCACTCGCGGCACATCGGCGACACGCGGTCATCTCGGGCTGTCGGCGGTGGCGCCGGAAGATATGACGGCGTTCGCGGCGCGGGCGAGGGCATACGAAAAGGGGTTGGAATCGTGACCGGCTCGAAGAAGGACGAAGCACAAGAGACGGAAGCGCAGCGGGAGGCGGCGGTACGGTCCCGTGCGGTAGTGGCAGAGGTATTCGGGGCCGACGTGATGGAGACGGTGACGCTGGCGACCCACTTGATCGCAGACATGCTGAACGGGACGGTGGACATGCGCCCGTACCCGGAAGGTGACCTCGAGAAGGCGAAGGTGTACGGGCGACTCCAACAGCGCGTCCAAGCGGGCCTTGTGACCGACGCAGACATCGGGACGCTGTTCGGCGTGTTCGTCTCGGTCCTCGCGAGTCTGCGCATCGTGCGCGAAGAAGAAGGTGACGCACCGCAGCGGACGCTACAGAACGGGGGGCGTCGAAGTGTCAACTAATGTGGGGTCGAAAACGTGGCTCGCATTCGGCCGGGACGGTGCGACCGTGCGTGACAGCTCACGGACCTTCTGTCCCGTCATACTCAGCGACGATCCGTTGATGCTCCGGTCGTGCTGCGAGGCGCTTGCGGCGTCGGCGGGGCTCTTCCGGCTGTTGGTCGTGGTATCGAGTCAGCCGATAGACAAACGGGACATGGCGCTCGCGGTGTCACCCGTGCGGAGAGCGGGTGTGGCCGTGATGACGTCGCGGGGCGCCGGGTTCGAGTGGAACTACAGCGTGATGAACAATCACGGCGTCGCGCTCGCGCGGGAATACGGCGGTCTGAGGCCCGACGGTCAGACGGTGCTCGTGTTCCTGAATGACGACGTGGAGGTCGCTGCGGGACAGTTCGGCGAGTTGCACGAGGGGTTGATACAAGTCGGGGGCTGCGTGTGCGGTGCCAAGCTGGTCTACCCGCCGGAGAGGGGGCCGCAGTACGCTGATCGGATACAACACGTGGGCGTGGAGCCGTGGCGTTTCGGGGTGGGGTTGCACACGGGGCGCGGTGCGCGTGCGTGGGCCGAGCCGTACAGAGCGGAGCGGTTCCGCGAAGTGTGGGCGGTGACGGGCGCCTTGCTGGCGATCACCGACGCGACGTTCACGGCGTTGGGCGGGTTCGATGAGGGGTACGTCGTGGACGCGCAGGACATCGACCTGTGCCGCCGGGCGGTTGAGAAGACGCAACGCCCGTGTCTGGTGGCTCAATGGGAGTGCTCGTACCATTACGAGGGCTGGACGACAGGTGACCGCAGCGAACCGACGAACAGGTGGGTGTTGGGATCAGAACAGGACCGGGCGCGGTTTTGGGCTCGGCATCGGAAGGAGGGCGTCACGTGAGGATCGGCTTGGCCGGACCGGGCGTGGGACACGCGGAGGGCACGACGACGTATCTGCGGCACCTGCAACGGTTGCTTGAGCAGGACCCGGCGCACGAGGTCACGGTGTGGCGCCCTGCGGGTACGCCGGACGGAGAAGGGGTCCTGTTCATCAGGCAGGACGTGGACCTCAGCACGCGCCAAGATGGGATGCTGGAACGCGGCAAGGACTTCCTCAGCTACGCGGAAATGACGGGCGAGGTCGACGTGCTGCACATCGTCCACCTCGGCACGTTACCTACCGGCCCGTATAAACGGTTTGTCCTTGACACGCCTCCGCTGCCGCTGGTACTGTCCGTGCATGACCCGCACGAGATGGACTGCCACGCGCCGTATCTGATCGCGTTGTGTGAGCGTGCGCATCGTGTGGTGTTCATCGGAGAGCGGTTCATGGCGCACGTGGGCGCCTGCGGCTACTTGACAGATTGGGAACGGAAGGCGGTGTTCGGCGGGCATCCGTACGTGCCGCTCCACACGGAGGCACCGTTCGGGCCGGGCCGAGTGCAGGACAAGGTGATCTGCACGTCGGTCTGGCGGCCGCACAAGGGCATCGGACAGGCGATCGCGGCGGCCGACCACCTGCGGAGCGAACATCGCCCGGTGCTGTTCTGGACCGGCCAGAAGGCGGGCTACCTCGCAGACATCATCGCCTATAGTACGATGGCCGATCCTACGTCGTGGCTCGCGTGCGGCGCGTGGGAATGGCCGGAAGACGTCGAGAAGGTGTTCGGACCCGCAGGCGTGCTGTCGAACCTGACCACGTTCGGGCCACGTGATACGGGCCGGACCGAGTACACGGTTCTGGAAGCGTGGGACCACGGGGTGATGCCGGTTGTACGAGCGGATTTCGCACGCGCCGAGAGAGCGGCAGGCGGGATCGCGAATCCGCTCGTACCCGGTCGGAACTGCGTCACGGTCAAGGACCCGAGCAACCCGAAGGAACTGGCTTTCGCCTACGAGAGAGCCTTCGATGAGAATCCGGGCTGGTCTGAGCTCCACAAGAACCTCGAACCGTTCTCGAGCGCGGCGATGCGCGAACGGTACGTCGACGCGTACGCGGGCGCGATCGAGAACCACCGGAGGGCTTTCGCGGCGGGCTTCACAGCGAAGTAACGATCATCAGCGGATAGCGGCGTCGGGGCCGCTAAGGACCCGCCCTTGCTCATGGGCATACCCCACGACGGGTAGCCGTGAGCGGGGCGGGTCCGTTTCTTTATGTGCAGGAAGGAGGGCGCGATGAAACGTCGGCGCATTGATCCGATGGCGCTGCGTGATCGGTCCGGCGCGGGCGGTGATCCGGTTGGCGGTGGCACGGGCGTGCGGCATCCGGAAGCGCCGCGACCGGCGCGTGAGCGCGTGAAGAGTGCGCTCGCGTGGGCGGGGCTGGCGCTGTTCTGCGTGACGTCCGTACTGCTCCTGTCCGGGTCGAACACGCTGGACAACCTGCTCGTGCATGGCGTGGCCGACCTGCGCTCGACGCTGACCGTGGCGGCGAACTGCTACTTCAACGGGACGCTCGTTGACGTGGACGGGAACTTCGCCGCAGGTGAGGACACGACGAACACGGTGACCATCGCGGGTGGTGTGAGCATCGGTGACTCCTGCAGGATCGCGCACAAGGCGATGGTCGGCCGCAGTCTGGACGTGGACGGTACCGCGATCCTCGCACGGGCCACGGTACAGGGCACGCTCGGTGTGAGCGGAAACTTCACGGGGCGTGCGCTCGTGCAGGGCGATTCCGTGCGGTCAACGAAGGGCATCAGCGCGGCGCGGGTGTATATCCCGGCGATCTTGCAGGTGCAGAAGATCGAATGGGTGGAAGCGCCCGGCGGCACGCTGCCCGATACGAGCCTTGTCAAACCGTACACGCAGGTGGTCATCAACGACATCATCTGGACGCTGAACAAAGGCAAGACAGGTTGGGACTCGCAGCCGATCGCTCCTTGACATGGGAGGTCTGCATGAGTACGAGGCAGAAGGTCGCCGTCGTTGTGGCGGTGCTGTTCTGGGCCGGGTTGAGTCTCGTCGGTGCGCTCGCGGCACCGCCGGAGCACGCGGTGTATCGGTCGCCGAGCGCCGTTGCGAACGGTGAATGGTGGGCCTGTGCGGAGGTACCGGACACGTGCACCGGCGCGGACCCGGACACGCTCTCGTGGTACAAGATCGTCCCCGAGGGGCTCAAGTACATGCACGCGTGGCGCGGGCTGTGCTGGTCGTATGACTCGGCGGTAGTACTCCCGACCGGGCACAAGGCGCCCTATCTGCTCATACGCCGTTCGGCGACCGCAGACGGCGACACGCTGCCGACGATCAAGCTGTTCGCGCAGTGGAAGAACCTCGCGAAGTCGTCTGGTACCGGCGGCACGGACACCGGCTACATTCCGACGGCGTTCGACACGATGTGGGTGAAGGCGGTTGCGAACGACAGCACGGGCGTCTGGTACTGGCTCCACGCCATCGGTGATCCGGAGTGAAGGAGGAACGGGGCGCGATGAATAGCGAAACGTGGAAGCTCGAAACACGTGTCATCGAGATAGACCGCCTAGTGGAGCGCGAAGAGAATCCCCGCGTGAAGCTCGCGCCCGGGATGCGGGCGTACGACGATCTGAAGCAGAGCATCGAAGACAACGGGTACGTCGAGCCCATCGTCTGGAATGAGCAGACCGGAAGGGTCGTCGGCGGGCATCAGCGCCTGACGGTCTTGCGGGCGCTCGGTGCGCACGAGGTAGAGGTCGTCGTGGTCAGGCTCGACGACGAGCAGGAACGGCGGCTGGGCATCGTGTTGAACGCGGTTGTCGGCGAATGGGACTACGCGTTGCTGGCCGACGAGGTCGACCGACTCGAGGACCGAGAGCATCTCGGGTTCGAGGAATGGGAGCTCGACGCGATCACGGGCGGCGCAACAGGCGCCGAAGGCCACGAGGAACCGGTGAGTGGCGCGGGCGGCGAAAGTCAGCCTGCGGTCATCGTGTACGTGCAGTGCGCGGACGAGGGGCAGCGGGACCTTCTGGTGGAGCACTTCAACGGGGACGCGAATGCAGCAGCGATCATCGACGGGGCGGCGCTCGTCAGCGAGCTCGGCCTCACACGCTGAGGTCTACGCTCAGCCGCGCATCAGCGGAGAGTACTTAGACTGCGGGTTGCCCGTGGTCTTCGATACGCGAGACAGCTGCGGATACGATTGCGCCTATTGCTTCTCCCACTACATGCGGCAGTCGGGGCGGGTGCGTGTCGGCAAACGGATGGACGTCGCCCGCGCGATGCGTGCGTACGAAGAGAGCCCCGCGTTCAAGGCGTTCGCGGAGTCTGGCCGGGCGGTCCAATGCGGCGGGCTGGGCGACCCGTTCGACAGCTTGGAGAAGGCCGATCCGATTACCCTTGACCTCATGGACGCCTTCGCGGCGCGAGGGCAGCGCTGCTCGTTTAGCACCAAGGGCGCATGGTGGACGAAGGACGAGCGGTACATGGAGCGGTTCCGGAGGCACCGCGACCTGTGGCATGTGAAGTTCAGCATCATCACGAGCGACGTAACCGCTGCCGGGCTCATCGAGCGCGGCGTGCCGACGCCGCAAGAACGGTTCGCGGCGATGGAAGCGGTAGCGGCGGCAGGGGTGAGTACGACGCTGCGGCTACGGCCAGTCGTTCCGGGCGTGACGGAGAAGGGCGACGGGATCGCGGGGTTGATCAGGGACGCCGCGAACGCTGGGGCGCAGTCGGTGTCGATGGAGTTCCTGTGCGTGGACCAGCGAGCCGGGCGCAAGAATAGAGTGCGGTTCGAGCGGCTACATATGGCGTCGCCTCGGCTACTGCAGGTGTACCGTCGGTGTTCGATGGGCGCCGGGTATCTGCGGCTCAACCGCGAAGCGAAGAGGCGCGACACAGACGAAGCCGAAAAGGCGTGCGCGGATCACGGGCTGCGGTTCTATGTCTCCGACGCGCACTTCAAGGAGCGCTCACATCACGGATGTTGCTGCGGAATCCCGGAACATTGGAAGTATCAGGACGGGCAGTTCACGGCGGCTGCCGTCCTCGCACGTCGACAGGGATCGGTGCGCTGGCGCGACATCGCGGCGGGTGCGGAGGCGTTCTACGGACGGCTTCCGAGAGTCGGTGGACCGGGGGGCAGTCCGGCGGAAACAAACGGCGGCGTGAGCGGGTCGCAGCGGGCGCGTGCGCTGTGGTACGGGAGGAGCCACCTAGACTACGTTCTCTACATGTGGGATCACCCCGAGCGCGGCAAGTCTCCGGGCACGTACTTCGGGGGCGGGCTGGTCGCAAACGGGCGCGACGAGGATGGCCATGTCGTCTATCGGTACGCAGCCTGACAGGCCGTGGTCTGTGCAGGTCGAGCTCGTCGAAGGGTGTCAAAGGCGCTGCCAAATGTGCGGCATCGGCGTGTTGGGTCTGGCTCCTGACGAGTACAACTACATGGAGCCGGCTCTCGCGCGGCGAATCGCCCGGATGATCGCACGGCAGTGGGGCGGCCGCCCGCGTGTGGAGTTCGCGATGCACGGCGAACCGCTCCTACACCCGAAGGTACTGCCGGTCCTCACGGAGTTCAGGGCTGCGCTACCGCAGACATCGCTCACAGTGATTACGAACGGGCTCGAGCTGATCGACAGGTGGGCTGCGTGGGCCCGAGACCTGAGCGGAAGGATCAATGTGCTGGCCGTGGACCTCTACAAGCCGTACGGCGATGGGTTGAGGCGGGAAATCGAGGCCAACCCTGCGGGGTGGGCGGTGCTCGACCTGTATGCGGACGGGGCAATCCCGTGGCGTCGGCACTCTCCGGGGACGAAGGCAGTCATCTTGATCGACGACATCATGGCGCCGCCGCGCAAGGCGGCACAGCGGCGGGTGACCAATCAGGGCGGCAACAGCGGGTGCATCCCGCCGGTCGACGAGCCGCTCGCGGCGGTCTGCACCCGGCCGTTCCGGGAGCTTGCGATTCGCTGGGACGGCAAGGTAGGTATCTGCTGCGATGATTGGCGGCTCGAGTGCTACTGCGGAAACGCGGCAGAGCAGGACTTGGCGGCGATCTGGCGCGGGCCGACGTTCGTGGCGGCACGGCGCCTGCTACGCGGGAAGCACCGAGCCTTCGCGCCGTGCCGCTATTGCGATGTGGGGTCGGGGACGAGACCGGGTTTGCTCCCGCACATGGGCCCAGCGTCTGAGCAGGATCTGGCGAGGGTCTGTCAACGGTCTCCACAGCATCCCCGGAGGGTCTGACGTGAGTCTCGGGTGGCACATCGCGATTCCCAGTTACAAGCGGCCGAAGACAATCCGGCGGCGCACGCTGGCACTTCTGGAGCGGAGTAGCATCCCGCCGGAGCGCGTGACAATATTCGTGGCCTCGCACGAGGAAGCAGACTGCTACCGGGAGTCGCTAGCGGCAAGGTGGGCGGGCCGGGTGGTCGTCGGGCTGCCGACGCTGTGCGGGGCGCGGCGGTTCATCCGGGAGTGGTACCCGGAAAAGGCGCTCGTATTCTCGATGGACGACGACGTGCGCGACGTGCTGTATCGCCTCGACAACAAGCGGGTCGTGTCGGCTGGCGCGTGCTTGCGACACGTCATCGAAGAGGGGTTCGCGTTGACGGAGGCGGCCGGGCTCAAACTATGGGGGATATACCCGACCGTCAATCCGTACTTCATGAAGCCGACCGTGACACACGAGCTCCGCTACATCGTCGGGGCCTTGTGGGGCATCGTCAACACACACGATCCCCGCACCTATGTGTCGAGGGACGAGAAGGAGGACTACGAGCGGTCCCTGCGTCACTATCTCCGCGACGGCGGTGTGGTGCGGCTCAACTACCTCGCCGTGAAGACCGCGTACTATACCGAGCCGGGCGGGATGCAGGAAGACCGGACTCAGGAGCGTATCGAGACGGCCGTGCGCGAACTCCTGCGTGAGTTCCCGATGCTCTGCGTCCGTAACCGTGCAAGGAAGAAACGCGCCGAGATACTCCTGAAGGACAAGCGGACTGGCCCGGTGATCAGGCGCACGTGGGCCGACCAGCCTGAGCCTCCGGGTTGGCCTGCGCGGGTGGGGGCAGCGGATGTCTAACGCCGGGCGAGTCACGAAAGTCGAATACGCTCGCCGCGTGGATGTGGTGAAACGGCTACTGCTCAAGGGTGCTGGCCGTCCCGCTATCCTGCAACTTGCTGCGAGGGAATGGGGGCTCAGCACGCGCTCCGCTGACGGGCTGATCCGTCGAGCGAAAGATGAGATCGAGACTTACGAGCCCGAGGAATCCGAGAAGGAGCGGCGGTTGACGTTGCAGCGTCTGGAGACCCTGTACCTCGACGCGGCGCGGAAGGGGTGGATCAACGCTGCGATCAGCGCACTCCGCGAGAAGTGCAAGCTCCGTGGACTGTACCAGCCCATAGCGATCGAACACCGTGTTGCGACCGGACTGGAGCAGATGCCGAAGGACGACGTTCTCAAGCTCTATGAGGCGGCACATGCCGAAGCGGACGACGCAGAATACGTCATCATCGCAGTCGAAGGCTCCGAGGCCGGGCCTGCAGGCGAACGAGATCAGGATTCCGATAGGGTCCATTGACGTTGAGGCGGCTAGACGGTCGTATCGACACTTCGGGAAGTTCGTGTACGGGTGGGAGATCGACGAATGCCCCATGCATCTGAAGTGGGACGACCATATCGACACGTCGTGGGCCGACGAGCTTTCGGCTGGCATACAAGCGCCGCGCGACCACGGAAAGACGACTCGGATCGCACGTGGGCGCATGACGTGGGAGCTCGGGCGCTCAACGATCCCGGACCTCGCGTGGCGGCGGCCGCTCCGCGTGAAGATTCTCGCGAACGTCGACCTCATGGCGTCCCGGACGGTGCAGCAGATACGGCGGGACATGCTGCTCAACAAGCGTCTGCAGGCGGTGTTCCCGGACCTGAAGGAACCGGACCATCAACAGGGCGAATGGACCAAGCACGCGCTATACATCGACTATCCAGAAGAGGGCGGTATCCCGATCAACGAGCGCGACCCGTCGCTGGAAGGGCGCGGTATCTTCTCCACGCTCACGAGCGGCCGCGCGGACATGCTGTGCCTCGACGACATCTGCGACATGGAGAACAGCCTGCTCTCGCCCGCCAAGCGGGAGAAGGTGCTGACTGCGTTCCGCGAGGACGTCATGCAGATCGCGGAACCGTGGTGCAGGACCGTCAACATCGGAACCGCGTGGCACGAGCTGGACGCGAACGCGGTGCTCCAGACCATGCCGGGCTGGCGCTGGATCACGTTCCGCGTTCAGGAAACGCCCATGTCGCCCATCGTCTCGGTGTGGGAGACGAAGTGGTCGGTCGCGGCACTCGAGAAGCGGCTTGGCGAGATCGGCGAGGTCGCATTCAACCGCGCATTCAACAACTGGCCGCTGTCGGACTCCGGCGGCGACTTCCGGTGGAAGGACATCGAGGCGTGCTTCGATCCGACGATAGCGCCCGGAGAAGCGCCGTTCAACGTGCGGCGTATCTACTGCGGGTACGACCTCGCGATGTCAATGCTGGACAGCGCGAGCTTCTTCGCCGCGTTCGCTCTCGGTATCTCCGGCGACGGGCGCTGGGCGCCGGTCCACGTCCACCGCGACAAGATTCCGTTCCGCGCTCAGGCCGCCTATGTAGTGGACCTTCACCGGAACCTCCACCCGATGCCCATCATGCACACAGTGGAAAACAACGCCTATCAGGACGCGCTAGTGCAGTACCTACAGGAGAAGCACACGGCACTGCCCGTGGAGGGGTTCACCACCACGAGCAACAAGCGCGACCTTCAGTACGGCGTACCATCCGTCCAGCCGTCGTTCGAAGCACGCACATGGGTCATCGGCACACGCGGCGGGCACGACGGCACGAGCCTGCCGGACTGCGACTGCGGTCAATGTACGTGGCTCCGGGAACTGAGGTACTACCCGGCCGCGACCTTCGACATGGTTATGGCGATGTGGCTTGCGGTCGTGCGGGCGCGTGGCGGGTCCACCGCACGCGGGCGCCGAATCTATACCGCCCGGTCGCCCTACGCGAGATGACAGGAGGCGCACCGTGAGAATCCGTACTGCCACACGCTACATCGACATCGGCCTGCGGGGGATCACCGTCCTTGACCTCGCGAAGATGCGCGGGAACAGCAAGCTGCTCGGGCAGGTGCAGGGGGAGTTCAACAAGTTCCTCGGGCCGGAGCAGCACCCGGTCAAGACCATCCGTGCGGCGGGCGGCATCCGCGTGTTCCGCGACATGATGGAAGATACCATGTGCAGCGCCGCGTCGCAGACGCGGGCGATGGCCGTGCTGCATCCGGGCTATCAGATCGTGCAGGGTGATTCCGACAAGCGTGAGGCGGCGGCAGCTCGTGACTACGTGGAGTGGAACTTCAGGCGCTTAACGGGTTCGTTCCGGGCGGTGGAGCGTGCGATTCTCAAGGCGGGTGACGACGGCTACAGCCTGCAGGAGATCGAATGGGGCCGCTGTGAGGACGAGCCGTGGCGCGGGCTCTACGCGCTCAAGGCGATTCATCAGCGCGACCCGTTGCACTACGGGTTCAAGCGTGACAACGCTGGCCGCATGGAGGGGATCGTGCCGTCGCACTGGTACCCCGGCCGCGTAGCGGACCGGCCGAAGAAGGGCAGCGCATGGCCCATCGAAGGCCATTGGGTCGTCTACAGCTTCCAGAAGCAGCACGTGTACGGGTCACCCTACGGGTACTCGTACTTCGTCCCGGCGTACCCGTACTGGTGTGCTCGGCCAATCACGTTGCGGCTGTACGCAAACTTCGTAGCGCGGGTCGCGTCCGGCTTCCCGATCATTAAATACCGCGAGGGCGAATCGCCCGACCGCGACGAGTTCTTCCAACAGCTCATCGAGAGCCTCACGTCCGGGGCGGCGGCTGCGGTGCCTGATTCCGTGCAGCTTGAGTTCTTCGAGAAGTCGGGGTCCTCGCATCTCGAGTTCCAGCGGTTCGACGATTTCTGCGTGCGGAACATCGCCCGGAGCGTGCTGATCCCCGACCAGTTGGGCGTCGGCGCGGAGACCAAGGGCGGCGCGTGGAGCAAGGCGAAGGTCCACCAAGACCTGCTCGGGTGGGTCGCGGGCGACATGGACAGGGACGCCACGGAGGTCGTGAACGAGTCGATCATCGCGCCGCTCTGTGCGCCGAACTTCAACCTGATGTCACAGGAATACCCGCGATTCGAGCGGAAGACCCGCGACGTCGCGAGTGCTATCGAGACGGTCAAGCTGTTCCTTGACGCGGCGCGGTACGGCGGCTTCGGCCCGATCAGGCTCGAAGACGTCAACTACGCACGGAACGTCACCGGCTGGCCTGAGATGAGCGTCGAAGAGTGGAACGAGCGAATCGCCGAGGACGTGCCGGTGGTCGAAGGATTGCCGGAGGTCGAACGCGAACCCGCCGAGGACACCACCACGCGGGCACGGGTGAAGCCGACTGAGAAGGGCGGCGGCGGGAAAGCGGGCGGCGGGTCCGAGCCCGGCGAGGCGGGGACGGAGCCGGTGAAGAAGGAAGCGGCACTACCCGAGGGCGCCGTGGTCCTGTCGCCGGTAGGCCACGACGAGAAGCGCAGAGCGCGGTTCTACGGCAGCGCGTGGGACGGCCCGCGCAAGGGCGACGTGGACTGGCTCTCGGCGGTGCCGGGCAACACGCGGCCGGGCGGCATGAGCGAACTTGCCGCCGGTGCGTACGGGCTTGAGACGCCTACCCGCATCGAGCGTGGCCTGAAAGACAACGAGCAGACGAAACGGGCGCTCACGATTGCCGAGAAGGCGGTGAACCTCGACATCGCACGGATCAACGCGACGCACGAACGGATCAAGGAGGCGTCGGTAGATGAAGTGGTCGCCGCGATGCAGCGTGCGAAGCACCACCTGATCCGCGACCTGCACGCCGCCGGGCTGCTGAACGGGAGGGCCGACGAGGCCACGCTGTACGAGTTCAAGGGCATCGACGCGAAGGCCAAGAAGATGATGGCCGACGCGATGCGGCGCATCGTTACCACCGCCACGGTCCATGGAATCACCCATGCACGGAACGCGATCCAGACCGGCGCACCGCGCGACATCAAGCTGATGACGCCTGCGGGCGGCGGTACGACGCCCCTCTACGAGCTGTTCGGCGAGGACGTGCTGATCGACTTCGAGGAAGCGATGCGGTATTGGGGCGACCTCGAGATCGGGTCGGCAGCGATGAAGAAGGCGGTAGAGGGGAAGGCGTTCTGGATCGCCGGGTGCTACCTCGACGATCATGGAATGCTGCTCACAAGCGTGAAGCGGATCATCGGTGAAGCGATGCACACGCACAAGTGGGGCGCGGCGCAGGCGGCGATCTCGGGGCTGTTCGACGAGTGGGTGGCCGAGGGCAAGCTGGTACCCGCCGGGCAGCGATACAGCGCATGGCACGCCGAGCTAATCGTGCGCAACGCGCACGGGTTCGCCTTCAACACGGGCAACCGCATGATGCTGGAACGTGCCCGCGACTGGATTGATGTCATGCAGTGGTGCTCGATCCTCGATGACCGCGTGACAGACTTCTGCGAGGGCATGGACGGCGAGGTGTACCCGTGGGGCCGGATCGACCCGCCGCCAGCGCATCACCTGTGCCGGTCGATCGAGATCGCGGTGTTCCACGGCATCGGCCACAATCCCGTCGACGAGGACCGGCTGGCCGAGCTGGACGCCATACGCGACCCCGGCTTCTCGGGGCGGCTGATGTGACGCGGGTACGGAGAATGTGCTTGACATGGGTGCGTATAAACCGAGTAAAGGTAGAGAGAAGCAACGACTGATCCGCACGTGGGACCGGGCGATCGGCCGCATCCTGTCACAACGGCTGCCGTCCCACGATGCGGCACCCGAGCGGCCGTGGCGGTGGTGCGACATCTGCGAGAGCTACGTCAAGCGGGTGGTGTACTTCCCGGCGGTCCGCGACGCGGACAGCGGCGTTGTCGTCAGTCCGCGATTCCACGGGTGTCTGTGCTGCCTGAGGCAGAGGGTGGCTACCATGCCGGTTACGCACCCGGCTCAACTCGCACCGTTCCTTGATGCAGCCGAGTACAGGGGGCAAGGGCGCCCGACGCTCGCCTATCTGGCTCTGTCCGTCGCGAGCGACCCGCCGGACGTCGCATCCTGTATCACCCGCCAGCTCTGTCCCGCGACGTGCACGCGTCTCGACGTGATCAATGCGCTACGCAGGTTGGGCGGGCTCACCGAAGTCACCGAAGCATCCCACGCGCACAGCTTCGACTTGACCACGGCGCGATCCAGATACCTCCGTGGCCAGCGGGCAATACGTGAACGCGATAACGAGTCGGCGACGACGGCGCTGCTCGCCCAACCGCATCGAGAATCAGAGACGGAGGCCGGGCATGAAGGGTGACGTTGTGCTGGTAGTAGGGCAGGGCGCGGCTGGCAACGATCCGAAGGCGTGGAGCCTCGCGGCGGCCAGCACGCGTGCATGGTCAAGCGTCATGGACGAGCGGGCGAAGCTGCCCGCCGCGTGCTTCCTGTGGATCGAGGACAAGGACAAGAAGGGTACGTGGCACCTCCCGGTGTACGAAGGCGGGGGTGCGATCAACGCGGACACGGGGATGTACGAGCGGCGCGGCTCGCTGAACATCAACGGCGTGCGTGCCGCGCTCCAACGCCTCCCGCAGATGTCACCGGCGCCGCCAGCGGCGGTCGTCTCGAAGCTCAAGGGGCTCGCGCGGCGTCTCGGGATCGGGGAGCTTGCAGAGCCCGACGACGACGGCGCATGGGATACACTGGTCGGCACGATACACGAGGTCGCGGAGCCGCTGCGCGTAGTCGACGTGAAGGATGTACACCTGCTCCGCGAGGGCGTGTGGATCGACTGCCACATGAACAAGCTCCTTGCGACCGTCGAGGCGATGGCCGACATCCCGCCCGCGTACGAGGTGCTTGCGCCGCGTGGGTTCCTGCCCGGCGTGAAGCTCGGTGACCACGACGACGAGAACACCCTGAAGAGCATGTCGTTGCCGTCGATGGGGCGCGTGGGGCAACCGCACACCGAGAACGGCGGCAAGGACGTGTATGGCGACATCAACCGGATGCCAGCGTTCCTCGGCCAGATGATGCAGCTCGGGCACTACAACGACGTGTCCTGCGGCCTATGGGGCGACGTGCGGGTGGACGACCGCACCTTCCAGCTCGTGCTCGATCACGTTGCGATTCTCGGCATCCGGCGACCGGCGGTCAGCGGGCTCGACAAGCTGGAGTCGTTGCAGTACTACTACCAGAGCGCCCCGGAGCGGCCGGAGGCGGTGAGTGTCCATGACCTTGTGAACGTGCAAGGCGTTACGGCGCGGGTGCTGTTCGAGCGTCCGCAGTACGAGGCGGCGCTGCCGCCCAACGAGCAGGGAGGCACACCGATGGGAACGGTTGAGCTGAAGAAGTACGGACTCGAGAGCGAGGACGAGCTGAAGGAGCGTCTGGATAGGGCCGAGGCGGCTGACGCGGCAGAGAGGCGGGCAGAGGACGCCGAGGCTCAGGCGAAGGACGCTGAGAAGCGGGCCGAGACGGCGGCGCAGACGGCCGCAGAGGCGACGGAGGCGGCCGCCAAGACCGAGACCGAGGCCGTCGTCGCGCAGCTCGCAGAGTTCATCCCGCCGAAGGACCTCCCGCGCTGGAAGAAGTGCCTGTCCCGCGTCGGCGCGGCCACGCCACCGTTCGAGTTCACCGAGGGCGAAGGCGACGACGCGAAGAAGATCAAGCGCGGTGTGCTCGCGGAGCTGTCGGCACTGCTCGGCGGGCTCAACCTGAAGCCGCCCGTCAAGCTCGGACTGTCCGGTGCGGGGTCCGAAGACGAAGGGCTCGGCGGTACGCCGGAGGACGACGAGACGGACAGCGGCCTCCACAAGCGTGCGAAGGCGCTCGCGCGGAAGCGCATGGAGCTGGCGGCGTCCGGCGGGCATCCGCTCGATCCCGGCAAGGCGTACCGCGATGCCGTGATGGATATCGCCGCCGGGAAGGTGGACGACGAGGGCGACGAGTAGGCAACACGACAACACGAGACGAGGGGTGACACATGGCGACGACGACCACAGACCACATCCCGAGCCACAAGTACGCGGAGTGCGTGAACCTGCGGCCGATGGAATCGCTGGTCGCAGACATCGTGCTCTATCAGGCGGTGACGGCGCACAGCACGGCAGGTGAGATCACGAACGTCACTACCGCCGACACCGGGAGGCTGCTCGGGTTCGCGCAGGACTTCGTGGACCACGACGACTGCGTGAGCGGGCACGTCATCACCGTCGCAGTTCAGCAGCACGGCATCACACCGTTCATCGCTGGCGCGGACTGCTCAAGCGGCTACGGCGATTGGGCGGTGCTCGAAGGGAGCGACGGCAGGCTCAAGGTCTGCCCGGCTGCGGCGAATGAGAAGTACGTGACGCACGGGATCATCATGGACGATCCCGACGCGGACGGGAACTACGGGCACATCTGGCTCAACCTGAACGTGCCCTACTTCACCACATCGAGCTAGGCCGCTCGCATGGGCTGACGCCCGGCAGGAGCGCGGCGCAGTCGTGCTCTACCGTGTGACACACGGACGCCGAGGTGCCCCGCCGCGCTGACGTGCGGTGCAACCGCGAGACACACCGAAAGGGGTACTCTCATGCGCGGAAAGGAAATCGCACAGAGCGACGTCCTGACCACGATCACCCAGAACTACACGTTCGACGGCTGCGTGCTGGACGACGCGATCCCCGCAGTGCCCATCACGAAGAAGGAGGGCAAGTACTACGTGTTCGGCGAGGAAGAGCTGTACACGTGGGCCGACGACTTCGGGGAAGAGGAAGAGGCCAACATCCTGAAGATGCGGGCGACGACGGCGACCTACGAGTCCAAGGGACATGGACTGAAGTCGCCCATCAGTAACCTGAACGTCCGCATCGAGGACCCGGCGGTGCAGCAGGAGGTCCGCAAGACCGAGAAGATCGCACGTGCGCTCAGAATCGCACGCGAGGTCAGGTTCGCGGCTCTTCTCGATGCTACGGTCGGGACGACCAGCGTGGACAGCGGCGACAAGAGCAACGCGTGGGCCACAGCAGCGAGCGGCACGCCGCTGGCAGACCTGCTCGCGATGAAGCAGGACGTCCGTAACGCCTGCGGCGTCAACCCGAACCTCGCGATCATTCCGATGCAGTGCGCGGAAGCCATGATCGCGTGCGAGGAAGTGCAGAAGCGTATCTACTACAACCGCGAGAACGTCGCGGACTTCGATACGCTGCCGCCCAACATCCTCGGTATGCGGGTGCTGACCCCGATGCAGATGAAGCTCGGGGAGCAGACCGTCACCACGCACGTTCCCGCCACGGTGAGCAGCAAGAGCACTGTGTGGGGAGACCACGTTTACCTCCTGTACGTGGCGACGACGCCCGCGATCGATGAGCCGTCTGCGATGTATCGGTTCCAGCTCGTGCCCGAGTTCACGAGGCGCCTCGAAGCGCCGGAGCTCGGCATCGAAGGATCGTTCTACGTCCAGACGGCGTACCATCAGGTGCTCAAGGTCGTCCACGCCTACGCCGTGGGCAGGATTCAGAACGTGGTGTAGGCATCACACGAAACCGGCACGGGCGGCGTCTCCATCCGGCGTGACCCCTCCAGCCGAACCGCCTGACCCCACAGCGCCGCCCGTGTCCGCACGAAGGAGGAATCGCACGTGACCAAGCGGAAGAAGCGGCAGGACCGGCCACGGCCACGCGTGTTCGTCAACCCGGACCGAGGCCCGCTGTACTACAACGCCGTGGCGTATCCCGGCGGCGTCGAAGTGCCCGACGAGGTACCGCCGGAGCAGATACGGAAGTGGCTCGCGGCGGGTGAACTCGTGGGTGAACGGCTGTTCCGCGTGCACTGGCCGCGACTGTGGAACGCGATGCACCCGGAAGGCGAGCCAGCGAGCACAGCGATCAAGGACGTGGAGGACATGCCCGACGGTACCGAGATCAGGTACGGCGCGGACGGCACGCCGATCGTCAACACGATCAAGGGACCCGGCGACCTGTAGGGAGACTAGCCATGCCCGCGTACTGTACGCACGGAATGCTCCTGCGTGCGCACCCGCAGCTCAAGGACAAGAACGACTATGCGGCATTCGCTGACATCCGCGAACGTGCGATGGCGCGGGTGGACGGGATGTTGGAACCCGCAATCAAGACGCCGCTCAATCCGTGGGTGCGCGTTACCGCCGTCGACGGCTCCGACGTAACGGTTGCAGCGGTGGACGTGGGCTACATCTCCGCAGGCGATACGGTTGTCTGGTACGACAACACATCGACGGTCCTCGCTGTCGGGGGGGTGACAACCGCCAGCGCGGTATCTGGCGCGACGGTGACGCTGGCAACGCCCGGCGACATCGCGGAGGATGATGAACTCGCGGTGGTGAGCGAGCACGAGACCTCCGCAGGGCGCACCATTCGGGTGTTCGGCCCGCCGCAGATGATCCACGCGGCGGCGCTGACCATCGCGAAGTGCCTGACGCTCGAAGAGGTGATAAAGTACAACCTGACCGAGCACATGCAAGACGAGTGGGAGGCGACCATCGCGGACCTGAAGCGGTGGGGCAGCGGCAAGGGCAACGTGTGGGGCGCGTCGTATCGGAATCCGTGCAAGTCGCGCCACATCGGCCTGCCGATACCGATGGACGTCGACCACCCGAAGAACTGGCGGTTCCCGAGCAGCCTGCAGAACGACATCATTGACGACCGTACCTCGGGCGACGACTAGGAGCGAAGCCGTGGCGGCACCGACGGGCGGCAAGCTGGCGTCATTCTACGTGGACAAGGCGTCGTTCGCGCGATACAGGTTCTACATGCGGCAGTTGGGAATCAACGCTGCGCGACCTGAGCCGTTCTTGACCGTCGCGGCTGCTATCGTCGAACGGGAGATCAAGTGGTGTTTCATCAACGAGCGCGACCCGAGCGGGAAGCCTTGGAAGAAGCTCGCAGAGTCAACGAAGTCCGGGCGCCGCAAAGGCAAGAAACGCAGGAACACGCGGAAGGGCATTCTGCGCGATACGGGTATCCTGTGGCGGTCGCGGGGCCGCGAGAAGTCGCTGGTCCCCCCGGCTGTCGCTGTTGGCTTCAGCGACATCAAGGCGGTGTACCACTTCTTCGGGGTGCGCGGCGCAGGGCGGGCGCACAATGTCACGATCGCAGCGCGGAAGATGCTGCCGGAGAAGTTCAACTACCACATGCGGCAGGAGATGTTCAGGGCGCTGAAAAGCCAGTTGCGGCGCAGGATGGGGGGGCATCTGTAGGTGGCGATTGACACGCGGGTGCTGCGGTTCAACGACGACGACTGGACGTACGCCGGTGACGCCGAGCGGGACGGGACCGTATTGACGGTGGACGATCCCGCCGAACTCTTGTCGGGGCCGAAGTGGTCACCGGGCGCACCGAACTACGACGAAGAGAACGATGTCTACACGCTGACGGCCGACACCATCTACCTTGCGTGCGACAAGGACAGCGGCATCCCGTTCGAGGAAGATGACGCGACGTTGGTCCTGACCGTCGCGAGGAAGGGCGGTGTGCCCGCGAACGCGCTCGAGATGCACGCACGCTACTACGCCCCGCCCGACGATGACGCAGACTCTATGCACGTCGATCTTCAGAAGCACTTCGCGACCGCGATGAAGGCCACAATCAATGACGAGGACG